TTTGGTTTCTCTGATTGGAGAGGAATCTTTGGATCTCAAGGCGCATAATTTGAAGTCGTAGCACACTTTATTACTCAGTGCTATAAAAGGGAGCTTCGGCTCCCTTTTTTTTGTGAGTCGTATGAGATTGATAAATGCCTAATCAGATAGTATTATCAACTTGTAGAATTAAATGTTGCGGACATGGTGTTCGCAATGGCTATTTATAAGGAGGCTGTTTATGACTACACATTTCACTTCGGGAGTTACTAATGTTAGCTCCACTGGATCTGGAGGTTTACTAAAAGAACCTTCAAATCATAAATATCACACCTATTTTGAAGATTTCAACATCTACAATGCTGGTGATTTCACAATAACAACAACAGAGGACGGCTCTGGATCTGCGGCAGAAGCGCTTATTGATGGCGATGGTGGTTTACTACAAATCACAAACGCAGCTGGAGATAATGACCACGACTTCTTTCAATTAAAAAAAGAAGGGTTTAAGTATGAGGCTGGTAAGCAGATAGCTTTCTTTTTCAGATTTAAGGCTAATGACGCCACACAATCTGACATTGTAGCTGGTTTACAGTTGACTGATACTACCCCATTAGACGTTACTGACGGCATCTTCTTTTTGAAAGCGGATGGTGCTGCGACTATCGATTTTATCGTAGAAAAAGATAGCACACAGTCTACTTTGACTTTGCCGAATTCATTGGCAGACGATACTTTTATGACTGTCGGTTTTGTTTATAATCCTAGAGATCAGAAGTTCCGCGTATATCAAAACAACGTGGAAGCTGGCACAGTAGTAAATACTAATGCTCCAGACGATGAAGAACTCAATGTTTCTTTCGGCATACAAAATGGGGCAGCTGCGGCCAAAGTGCTGACAGTTGATTATGTAGAAGCCTTAAAAGAACGTACAGCAACAACTGAACTGTAAGGAGTAATTATGGCTGACACAGTAACCAGTCAAACCATACAAGACGGAGAAAGAACCGCTATACTCAAGTTTACCAACGAGAGTGATGGTACAGGGGAGGCTTCTGTTAAGAAGGTTGATGTTTCTGCATTAACCACAAATAGCAGAGGTGAAGCCTGTACTAGCGTTTCTATATCAAGAATATATTGGGCCTGTAGAGGCATGGGCGTAGACTTAGAGTTTGACGCTTCGACCAATGTTCTTGCGATACCATTACCAGCTGATAGCACCGGGGATGAATATTATGATTTGTTCACTGGTATACCTAACAATGCTGGATCTGGAGTCACAGGAGATATAGATTTCACAACTGTTGGACACAGTAATGGCGATGCTTATTCGATCATATTAGTTTTGACAAAAAACTATTAATGGCGACGACTAAAGATGTAAAAAGATCTCCCAGCGGTAGGCTATCCTATCGAGGGGAGACTTTTTCTGGTTACAATCAACAAAAAAGAACTCCAGGCAAAAACAAAAAATTTGCTGTTTTAGCTAAGAAAGGAGATCAAGTAAAAATAGTGCGTTATGGGGATCCGAATTTGTCTATCAAAAAGAGTCAACCCAAGCGTAGAAAAAGTTTTAGAGCAAGACATAACTGCGATGCAGTACAAAAGAAAAAAGATGTATTCACAGCTGGTTATTGGTCCTGTAAAAATTGGTAAATAATTATGGCAGAAAAAAGTAAAACTCCAAAAAATGTAGCTAATCCTAGTCTGTATGCGAAAGCTAAAGCCAAAGCTAAACGCAAATTTAAGGTATATCCTAGTGCTTATGCAAATGCCTATATGGTATCTGAATATAAAAGAATGGGTGGCAAATACAAAGGCGCAAAAAAAGCAGAAGGTGGTGAAATGAGTTTGAAACCAATACCAGCTGACAATAAAGGATTACCCAAGTTGCCCAAGAAAGTCAGAAATAAAATGGGCTTTATGCGTAATGGTGGGCAAGTGGTTATGGTCCAGGGTAGAGGTTGTGGAGCTATGATGGATAGCAAACGCAAAAAAACTAGAGTGCCTAGATCTTAATGAAAAAGAAAAAAGATCCAAAGGTAGGAACAGGAAAGAAACCTAAAGGATCTGGTAGAAGGTTATATACTGACGAAAACCCGAAAGATACAGTAAGCATAAAATTTAAGACTATGGCTGACGCAACGCGAACAGTAAATAAAGTCAAAAGAATAAAAAAACCTTTCGCCAGAAAAATACAGATTTTGACTGTAGGAGAACAAAGAGCAAAGGTTATGGGTAAAAAGTCAGTCGCAGATATTTTTAAAAAAGGTAAAGAACAAATTAGAAAAGCTAATAAGAAATGAGTCTAACAAAGTGGTTTGAAGAAGAATGGGTAGACATTGGCGCACCTAAAAAAGGTGGTGGGTATGCTAAGTGTGGAAGATCCAAACTAAAAGCTGACAAAAAAAGAAAGTACCCAAAATGTGTGCCAGCTGCAAAGGCAGCCAAAATGTCAAAGTCACAGATCAAATCAGCAGTTAGAAGAAAAAGAGCAAAGAAACAAGGTGTTGGTGGTAAGCCGACTAATGTGAAGACTTTTGCAGCAAGCGGTGGTAGGATTACATCAAGGCCTACTATGGGTTTATATGGAAGGAGATAAATATGAAGGGAACTAAATACAAAGCCGGAGGCGGCGGTATGAAGGGCACCAAAATGAGAGCTGGTGGTGGTGGTATGAAGGGCACCAAAATGCGAGCCGGAGGCGGCGGCATGAAAGGCACTAAGTACAAAGCCAACGGCGGTAGCATGAAAGGAACAAAGGGCATGGCCAACGGCGGTGCTGCGGCTCGTTCTGAAAGAACTGCTACTGGTTTTGGTAATATGCCTAAATCTGTTATGTCTGCTCTTATGGGCGGCGGAACTAGAATGGCTGGTCAAGCAGCTGTCTTGAAAGGCACCAAAGGTATGGCAAATGGTGGCGCTATGAAACGCACCAAAGGCAAATCCAATGGCGGTGCTATGAAAGGCACCAAAATGAGAGCAAAAGGCAGAGGCTTATACGGATAACAATAAATTATAGGAGTTAAATTTAGTGGCGTATTTAATTTCAAACATACCGCAGTTTAAGTGCTGGGTACGAAAAGAGTTTACGGCTAACCATCAAGACTACCATGGAGAGTATCTCCATGCTTTGGCGTTTGCTGTCAACACAATTCCAGATAGATCTGTTTCTTTCCAGGTGGTTTTCACCGGATGTGAGACTGATTTTGAAGACTATCCTGACGAGAATGTTCATGGTGGGGCTATGTGGGCCAGAATGCCTATACAAGCTCTAGTAGCCGACGTGCCTTTGCAAAACTGGCCAAAACCCATGGAAGATCATCTTGCTCAACCTTGGGATTGTCTCAGTCACCATCATTCGGTGGTCGTATTGGATAGAGTAAGTAGCTCACCTTGGATCTGTAAAATAGGCGGAGAGTTTTATACAGGCAGATATTTATTTACTGTGGATTATACAGATCACAGCATAGCTGACGATCCGGCTCAACATAAGCAATCACATGTGTTATATTTAACTGACGCTGGTGAGTACACTGGTAATTTTGTAGCATTACCTAATAATAGAGTAAGAGCTACTAATCCAGCACTTTGGCGTGTAGGAGAAGGTGCACCAGACTTTTCTCCTAGCCAGTGGGTACATTCAGCCGAGGGCCATGAAAGTTACATGGATCCCAATATTACATTTAATAACTTGTATAGTGACGGAGAGGAAGACTAATGGCAGACTTAACAGTAGCGCAAAAAAGAAAGTTAATTAAAGAGCTCAAAGGAGCTTCTAAACTTCACGCAAAACAAGCAGCGCAGATTGAAAGATCTCTAAAGAAAGCTAAGAAGAAAAAATAATGGCAACATCAAACAGCAAAGATTTTGAGTTAGATGTAGCTGATTATGTCGAAGAGGCGTTTGAGCGTTGTGGCCTTGAACTAAGAACAGGCTATGATTTAAAAAGTGCCAGGAGAAGCCTTAACCTAATGTTGGCTGAATGGGCAAACAGAGGTTTAAACCAGTGGACTATAGCTGAGAAGACAGTTGCTATGGTTAAAGATACAAAAACATACAACATAGACAGCACTAATGCCACAGCGCCTATAGACGTGCTAGATGTTTTTATTAGAGAAACTTTAGGCACAGAAACTACAGATATACCCATGTCCAGATTAAGTAGATCTGAATACTCAAACATAAGCACCAAATCAACAATAGGTAAACCTAACCAATTCTTTATCAATAAACAAATAACACCAACAATATCGGTTTGGCCAACGCCAGATAAATCGAGTACCTACACAGTACACATGAACGTACTTACAAGGATGGATGATGTGGATGCGGGAACTGACACATTACAACTTCCTTTTCGATTCTACCCATGTCTGGCGGCTGGCTTGGCTTATTACATATCTATTAAAAGAGCACCGGAAAGGACTAACATGCTCAAGGCTATGTATGAAGACGAGTTTCAAAGAGCTCTTTCACAAGACGAGGATAGAGCATCGTTTAGAATCCAACCTGATTTAAGGAACTACAATAACGCATAATGGCTTTTGCTTCTGGTAAATATTCTTACGGGATCTGTGACATAACAGGATTTCGTTACAAACTAAAAGACATGAGAAAAACGTGGGATGGGTTATTGGTAGGTCCAGATCAATGGGACGCTAAACATCCACAACTTATGCCAAAGCCTAGCTTCCAAGATCCACAGGCTGTGAGGGATGCAAGACCAGACGTTGTAGACGATAATTCTGTTTTTTTGGTTTACACAAACGTAGGCGATGGTAAATTAGGATCTGTATTGACAACTTTTGAAGTAACTACAGGTTTGGGAGAGGTAACAATAACAACATGAGCTACACACTAGCGACATTAAAAACAGCAGTACAAGATTATTTAGAAGTATCTGAGACAACTTTTACTAATCAACTGCCTAGATTTATACAAGAGTCAGAGGATCGTATATTCTCACTGGTTCAATTACCCGATCAAAGAAAAAATGTCCAAGGCACTTTGACAGCTGGTAACAGATTTTTAGCAACACCTACAGATTTCTATGCCTCTATGAGTATAGCCATCATAAATTCTAACAGTTACGATTATTTAGATTTCAAACATCCATCTTTTGTAAGAGAGTTTTCTCCTGGCACCACACAAGGAACGCCTAGATATTACACTTTATTTGATGAAACTTCGTTTGAAATATCACCAATACCTGATTCTAACTACACAGTAGAAGTACATTATCTTAATAAACCAGGATCTTTAACCAGTGGTAGTGACAGTGGTACAACAACTTTATCAACGGATTATCCAGATGCTTTGTTGTATGGTGCTTTGGTAGAGGGAGCAATCTTTCTCAAAGAACCTCCAGAAGTCGTCGCCCAATTTGAAGGTCGATTTAAGGAGGCGATTGCTCGTATGAAAAATATATCAGAAGGTCGTGGCACACGCGACGAATACAGATACGATCAAGTCCGCACTAGCGTGACTTAATGGTATTAGAACACTTAGAAGGAAAAACAGTAGCACTTATTGGCCTGGGTGTGTCACAGGTTGATTTTGCAATAGGTTTAGAAAACTCAAGAGAGTGGGATGAAATATGGTGTATCAACTCAGCCGGGTTAGTATATCCAGCTGATAGGATTTTTGCATTAGATCCAGCTAGTCGATTTTTTGACTCAGACGATGCTGGTAAACAAAC